AAAGACTATTGAAAAATCAGACATCTTGCCATTCTTGATAAATGACTTTTTGAACTGCACAAAACCTTCTGAGATTGGTATAGTATCGACAGTGAGAACTGCTTTGAACTTTCTCCTTATGTCGTTTCTATGAACTATATTGAAATCACTCTGCAAGCCAAATAGGTCACAGTTGTTTTGAGTAGCTGGTATCCTGAACTCTTGACTATACACATCACCAGCCTCTAGCGTAGTGATGCTGTTAAAGTTGAAGTTCATGGAGATTGTGTCCTGACCATACAGATCGACTATAAAGCCATTTCTCTGCTGATCATAGACAGTGAGTATCACATCATTCATAGCTTGTATTGTAGTTTATTGCTTGATAGTCTTGTGCATACTTGAGCTTCAGTGTCAGATTGTACTTAGTGCTATTGCGTTCCCTTCTCATGATATAGCTGTTATCAGTCACTATCATTGGGATGTAGTCACCTCTGCCATCATAGTTCACTATGTGTACTACCTCTGATACCATTAAGCTTTCAAGATATACGAACTCCTCCTCTGTGATCCAGTCACTTGTCACTGTCAAGTATTTAGTGATCATGTTCTCTCTGCTCACATATTGTCTGTTGTCTGCCCAGTCCGTAGTCAGCATGCCTGGAGTCTCTAAACCATCACCCAGTCTACCATAGTTTCCAAAGGGCTTTTTGTATTCAGTCCTTTCAATGTCTATGCTGTTTTGATTAGTCTTGATGAAGTTGTAGTAGTTCCATCCTCCCTTCTTTCCTATCCACCCTAAAGGGATAGGATTGTGATCACAGTCTATATCTTCAATCACAAAGAGCCACTTGGTACTGCATATTGCATTATTTGTAGAGTCTTTTACTTGCAATGTATAGAATGCAGTAGTAGCTGGTATGCCACCAGTCCTCAAGTATGTTATATTTCCAGCGAATGCCGGAACGAGTGCCACACCACCAGGTTCAGGCTTGAATACAAATGAGGTAGTGTCTGTTATCAATAATAGACCTGAGCTTGTGTAGAAATTTAGCTCAATATATTTATTATTGGCATCTTGCTCAGAGCTAAATGTACCATCATCTGAATTGATACAAAAGCTACCCATGTTATAGGGCAGAGTAGGTACAAAGGTCACTCCTGATCTGAATGAGGGAGGCACCTTTGATGCTAGTCTCTGATAGTATGTACTAGATGTGAGGTCATTGAAACCTTTACCAGGTGAGCTTGCGCTATTGTTCTCATTGAATGAGAATGCATTATCCCATCCCCAAAAAGCTCTGAGCTCTATTTGTTGAGGACCAATACCATCGGGATCTTGCGTGAATACTCCAGCCACTTCCCATCCCTCATAGACCTCTATTCTGACCTGAGTATTCATATTGCCGTCTACACTGATCAAAGATGCAGATGGACTATTAGCTTTCGTATTGTGAATGTATGGAAAGTTCAGAGTACTATTGATGATACCTCTGTAAAAAAGGGAATTGATAAGATGAGGTCTGAGGTTGATGATGCCCCTTCCGTATGGATTCGGATGGACATATAAATCAGTAGTTATGGGATTGCTATAAAAATCTGTAACAGATATATTGACAATATATCTGAATCCAGGCTGTGTATATTCAGTGCTGAGTGCTGTGACCACATTATCTATACCACCCTTGCTCACATTGTCATAGGTGATAAGTGTCTGTGATGTCCTTTGTAATGTTAGTGCCATTGCTTATGCTTTTTTAACTAGTCTGAAAGTATTGAGTAGCTCTACTTCAATGTCCTTTCCTACACTATTAAGTATATCAGGACCCATTGCTTTGAGTGTATCTAAGTAGGCATATTCAAAGTAGTGCAAGCCTACTCTACCTCTCTCTTGTATTGCTTTTGCTATTGCGTATGCTATGCCCTCTCTCTTGCTCTTTGATGGCTTGCTGATGAACTTACCATTCTCATCCCGGAACTTGATGTTCTTGCGCTCCATCCACTTGAATATCATTTTTGAGGGAGGCATCTTTGCAGTTGTCGCATTCTTGGAGGGCATGTAGTAGGGATCATCAGTAGGCATTCCCTTAGTTCCTTTCTGTCCATGCTCTATTGCCATTGCGTACTGCTTAGCTGCACCCACCACAAAGAATGAGAGAGTCATGTCCTTATTGACTTTCCCCCTTAGTCCATCTTTGAGCTTACCACTGGCTACAAAATTCTTTGAGATAGTCTTGCTCACCTTGAACTTTGATACCTTTTGAGTGGCACCAATGTTCCTCTGAGCTTCTTGTACTACCTCAGTGACGAACTCTTGCAGCAGTGCTTTGAGATTGTTAAGCTCCACAAAAAAGTGTATAGGCTGTGTTAGGATCTGCAATGAGTAAAGCTATAAAGGCATCTATACCTTTGGCTGCTAGTGCTGTGGTGAACTCAGTGTTAGAGTCCTCCCATGCAAAGCAGATAGTTCCCCATTGTCCATCTGTTGGTATGGTCAGCTCATTGATACTGCCATCCTTTTGAGTAAGTGTATAATTCATATTGTAATCATGATTGATAGTGAAATGACTGGAGTGCTGTTGGCTGCTGCATTGTTCTGAACTTTGACACTTGCCAAATCTCCAGCACTAAATGCTATTGATGTAGCTGTATTGGAATAAGTTCCACCAATACTTCCGGCAGCTATCGTGATAGCTAGAGCTGTATCTACTTGATTCTTTCTTAGCGTAATGACTAGGGATCCACTTGCAGGTTGAGTGGCTGATGTCCGCACATACCATCTACTCAGTGAGCAGGTCTGTGGTAATGCATAAATTCTTTGGAACTCATTACCGGTATTGACATAACCACCTCCAGTCAGAGCTGTCATATTGATTGTACCTGCTGGTACAACAGTTATACCATTGAGTCCAACAATAAAAGATGTACCACTTCCTACACCTGCATATTGCGGAATGTTCAAAGTACTGCCTACTAAAGTTGCTGAGCCACCACTTCCAGTAGTAGTCAGTGTGATTGCATCTTGCTTGTTATTGAATGTATTCCAGTCAGTAGATGATAAGTATCCATCTGTAGATCCAGTTGCCTGAGTGATGCCAATGGTACCACTTGTAGTGATTGTGCCTCCAGTTATGGGTGCAGTTGTAGCCACTGATGTGACTGTACCACTACCTCCCCCTCCTCCACCTGGTATCGTTTTCCATGTGCCATCAGCTGCTGCATAGTTAGTGCCTGCAGTTGGTGTATTCGTTGTATAAACTAACTTCTTTGCCATTACACTACCATTGAAAATGATATACCATTGAATACTCCACCTGGTGCAGTGGCATTGTTGACCCTTCTTATTGACAGCTTATCTCCAGCTACAAATGAAACAGTGTGAGCTGTATTGGAGTAAGGTGTAGAGCTTGTCACAGCTCCTGCTGCTATTGTTATAGCCAAAGATGTATCTGCACCATTCTTTCTCACTGTTATTACTTGCGCTCCACTAGCTGGCTGATTAGTGCTGTAATGCATCAAATACATATTTTTCAAACTCATAGCATGTGGTATGATCACTGTGCTTGAGCTTTCATTACCTCCAGATGTCAGACCTACCCCTATCCATGTAGTTGTACTAGCTGCTATTGCTGCAGCATTTTGAAAGTTCCAAAGCTGACTTGTTAATTTAGTATCTAAATGATTGAGTGCATCAGATACATTGGTGCCAGTCACTTGACTATCATTTGTCACTTGTGATGCATGGAGCTTTTGATGCTGCCACTTATTAGGTGAGCCACCATATACCCACACATCATCTGATTGAGGATTGCCACTTTGGAAATCAATACCATGCACTGCATGTACTGTTGGATTGGGATAGGTACCTTGTAAATCACCTCCTGCAGCTCCAGTGGGAGGACCACCGGTAGGAAGTGTATACCATCCCTTTGTACCAGTTGCATCTGTACCATAGTAGTAGTCATTGCCAGGTGTATCTACATCATTGTCAAGTGTGACTGATGTGCCTGATAGATTAAGACTATCATCAAATGTCAGTACTCCACCACCTTGTCCTCCACTTGTAGGAATGTTGAAGTTAAAGTCTACCGGAACTGAGCAAAAGTCAAAGGTGTAGTCTAGCTCAATAGTCACAGTACCCTCTACTCCAGTCAAGTTGTTAGTGAATGAGTTAAGGAAGGGAGTGATAGTGATAGGCTTTTGCAGGAGAGCATTGTCACCAAACAATGTATTGTTTTCAATGGTAGCAAGCAAGTCCTCAAATAGCTGTGAGCAGTCACTGATGATCTCTTTCTCATTTTCGGGCTTATCATCTTTGTCCCTGACTAAGTCAGCAAAGAGAATGTCAAAGGACATACCTCTCTGACCCTCATCATAGTTGGTAGATGATGGAGCTACATGCATCCAGGGATAGGTACATGACTTGCCGATGTCTCCCTCTTGGATCGTGCCATAAGTGAAACGATTGATTAAAGGGTGAGCAGTGGCAAAGTCCTCAAATCTTTTGATAATGACATTGTATGTGGTCGTACTTGTACTCATATCTATTAGTATATTAAAGGCTCAAGGGATATTTGACATTGTTATATGACTTCATGTAGCTGATGTGTGCGAAGATTTGAGCAGCTGGTAGGTCAGTGATCATATTGAACTTAGTGATGTCTCTATCTGTTAGCTCCTCAATTATATGCCACCACCCATATTGAGATGAGAGTGTAGCTCCTCCTCTATCAGAGTCAGGCTCTGCTCCATCTGTGTCAGCATCTGCTGATCTAATAATCTGAGGGAACTGCTCAGCAAATCTTCCCTGAGCAGACAAAAAAAAACCATAGCACCATTCACATAAGCCATGTCTACCTCTCTAAATAAGTCAGCATTCTTGATGTGGACAGCACTGTCGTACTTCTCTATCTCATAGTTATGCATGAACTCTGATACCACTGGCCTATACAAGATGCTCATGATCTTGGGTAGGTTGTTAGTAAAGTCAGACCTCACTAACTCATTGAGATCAAGATACTCACCAAAGCTCATAGCCTCTAAGTTGGGATGAAAGCCCATAGTCTTGCCACCCATCTTGATGTACTTCTGTAGCTTGTTCTCATTGTAGCCCTGGCACTCCTCAATGAACTTATTGATCAAGGGTGCAATGTCATCCATTGACTTTTCTCTCAGCTCATCCTTTGTGTATCCAGTGACCACTTGAGCTTGCAGGAATACATTCTCTCCGGCATTCTTAAAGTCAATGTACTTACCCAGTGTGATCATATCAAAGAGTCTATTGTGATATTGATACCATTACCACCTACCTCCAGCTCAGACTTCTCTACATATCCCCTTTTCTTGCCTTTAGTTTTGAGATAGAATATACAAGCTGTTGGGTTAGGTCCATCCTGGACTGTCAGTACTTCACCCTTAGCTGTTGCTACCTCATGCTTAGCTCCATTGATTAACTCCATGAGCTTGCTCTCAGCAAAGTCAATGCATGACTCTTGGATAGCATCTACTTGGGCAGCATATTCAGGATCATTATTGTACCACTCATAGTGAGTGGCTCTAGCTGTATCAGCTTTCTCACATGCATGAGAGACTATACCCATTGACTGCTTGAGACACTGCAGCATAAACTCTTTTTTCTTGTCCGTTTTGT